AAGGTGGATGTGGGGGCGATCGCGCGCGACAGGGAGCAGCTATGGGCCGAGGCCGCGACGCGGTGGCTTGCCGACGGGGTGATGTGGCACGATGCCGAGCAGCGGGGCGCGGAGACGCATGCCGAACACATGATCAGCGATCCGTGGGCCGAGGCCGTCGCGCGGTGGCTTGAATCGCCAGCTGGCTTCGAGCCGGGCGGGGCGCTCAACGGGGAGGGCGAGGTCACAATCTCGGCGATTCTGCAGGAGGCGCTCGGGGTGTCGGTGAGTCAACTCGCAAAAAAGGACGAGTTCCGAGTTGGCAGAATTTTGCGCGCTTTCGGGTACGAGAAGAAGCGAATCCGCAAAGGGTTGCAACTTGCGTATGTTTGGTCGCGTGCGAAAGGCTGATTTGTTCGCTGCTGTTCCCTACCACGGAAGGCGGTAGGGAACAGCTTTTCACAGGGATGTTCTCTTTGTTCCCTTTGTTCTCTTTGTTTTTGGGTAAAGGAAGCTGGAGAGCCCCTAATAGGGCCCAAAAAAAAAGGTTAGAGAAACTAAGGGAACAAAGGGAACAAAGGGAACACGTAAAAAACAGCATGTTGAACAGGAAAATTTTTGCAGTTAACACCCGCGGCTATCGGGTCGGTGAATCACACCACCGCGCGAAAATTTCCGACGCGGACGTGTTGTTGATCCTCGAACTGCGCGCCGCTGGTTTGAGCTATCGGGCCATCGCGGCGAAGTGGGACGACGGGGTCACGATCTCTCGCAGCACGGTGCGAGACATCTGCCTTGGGCGCATCCGCGCTCAGTACCCCGACCGGTTCAAGACGGGCGGATAAGCTCCTGCGGCGCGCTACAGTGCGCCCTATGAACTCCAAGCATCCGCCCTGGGTCGGGCCATTCCTCGACCATCTCAGGACCTCGCTCAACGCGGCTGAGAGCTGCCGCGCGGCCGGCGTGGCGTACAGCAGCATGACCAATCTCAGGTCCCGCGACGCAGACTTCGCCGCGGCGTTCGACGACGCGCTGGAGCAGGCCTACGACCACCTAGAAGCCGAAGCACGCCGGCGCGCGTTCGAGGGTGTTGACGAGCCTGTGTTCCACCAAGGCGAGGTGGTGGGCCGCGTGCGCCGCTACAGCGATGGCCTCGCGCAGTTCCTGCTCAAAGGCTACCGGCGCAGGAAGTTCGGCGACAAGCAGGAGATCACCGGCGCTGACGGCGGGCCCTTGGCGATGGTCGACGAGACCAAGAAGGCCGCCAGGGTCGCGGCTCTGCTCGCGATGGCTCAGGCGCGCAAAGACAGCGCCCTGCCGGCGGATGACGACGTGAGCGACCTCGCGTGAGCCCATCGGAGGTCCGCGAGCTCTTGCCTTTCCTGACGCCACGCGAGCGCGAGGAGCTCGACGCGCTGCTCGCTGACGACCTCGCGACAGTGGCGTGGCGCCCGTTGCCTGGGCCGCAGTCAATCGCGTACCACAGCGTGGCGGACGTGGTCGGCTTCGGTGGTGCGGCCGGTGGTGGCAAGACTGACCTCGCGTGCGGCAAGGCCCTCACGCAGCACGAGCGCGCGATGATCCTGCGGCGTGAGGGCACAGAGCTTACGGCCATCGTCGATCGTCTGCAGGAGCTCATCGGGCACCGAGACGGCTATAACGGGCAGGAGCGCATCTGGCGCCTGCCCACGGCGCAGATCGAGTTCGGCTCGACGCCCAACGCAGGAGACGAGCGAAAGTACCAGGGCCGGCCGCACGACCTGCTGGTGTTCGACGAGGCGGCGAACTTCCTCGAAGTTCAGGTGCGCTTCCTGATGGGCTGGAACCGCACGACGACGCCGGGGCAGCGCTGCCAGACGCTGATGACGTTCAACCCACCGACCAACGCCGAGGGCCGGTGGATCGTCAGCTTCTTTTCGCCCTGGATCGACAAGCGCTTCGCCGGCAAGCGCGCGCAGCCCGGCGAGATTCGCTACGTCGGCGTTGTGGCCGGCTCGAACGGCGTCTCCCGCGACATCTGGGTGGACGGCCCCGAGCCGTTCGTTGTGGTCAACGGCCAGCCGGGCTACGACTTCGACCCGCGGGATTACGCACCGCAGGACGTCGTCACCCCGCAGAGCAGGACCTTCATCCCCTCGCGGATCAGCGATAACCCGTTCCTGATGGGCACGGGCTACCTCACGGTGTTGCAGGCGCTGCCGGAGCCGCTCAGGAGCCAGATGCTCTACGGCGACTTCGAGGCCGGCATGGAGGACGACCCCTGGCAGGTCGTCCCAACCGCGTGGATCGAGGCTGCGCAAGCCCGCTGGACCGATCGCAGCCCGAAGGGCGAGATGCTGAGCATGGGCGTTGACGTCGCACGAGGCGGCCGAGACCAGTCGATCATCGTCAAACGCCACACAGGCAACTGGTACGACAGGCTCGCGAAGCTCCCAGGCACGAGCACGCCAGACGGGCAGACGCTGACGGGGCAGGTCATCGCGCATCGGCGCGACAGCGCGCCGATCCACCTCGACGTCATCGGCGTGGGCGCGAGCCCTTACGACCTCCTGCGCGAAGCGAAGCAGCAGGTGCTCGGCATCAACGTGGCCGAGGCCTCGACCAGCACCGACCGCTCGGGCCGGTTGAAATTCGTCAACCTGCGCAGCGAGCTGTGGTGGCGGATGCGCGAGGAGCTCGACCCGGTGAATGACACCGGCATCGCACTGCCGCCCGACCCAGAGCTTTTGGCTGATCTCGCTGCGCCGAAGTGGTCGATGCAGGGCATGAAGGTGAAGGTCGAGAGCCGCGAGGAGATCGTCGATCGCATCCACCGTAGCCCCGACTGCGCGAGCGCGCTGCTGCTTGCGCAGCTCGACACGCCGAAGCTCGACGTCATCAAGCGCGCGCAGAGGGCGGATAACAGCGCGACCTTGGAATACGATCCTTTGGAATCGTTCTAGGGGACGCCGATGTGTACGATGAAAATGCCCGCCACGCCGGAGGTCGTCAAGCCCCAGGAGGCCAAGATGCCAGACGGCTCTGGCTCGGGCCCGGTCGGGGACGCGAGGCGCAAGATGATGCAGAGCGGGGGCCTTGCAGCGAGCACGCTGCTCACCGGCCCCTCGGGCGTCGAGAACAGCGCGATGTCACTTGGTCGCACTACGTTGCTTGGTCAGTAGATGCCCTATCAACCTGATGCCAACGGGCTGACGCCGAAGCAGCGGTATATGAAGCGCTGGTCCATGCTGCGCGCTGAGCGCGCGACGTGGATCACCGACTACTACGACCTGATCGACTATGTCGCCCCGATGCACGGCCGGTTCTTTTACACCGACGTCAACAAGGGCAACAAGGTCCAGCGGCAGAAGAAGGTCTACGACAGCACCGGCAGGCGAGCGCTCAACGTGCTGGCCGCGGGGCTCATGGCCGGCATGACAAGCCCGGCTCGCCCGTGGTTTCGCCTTTCTCTTGCTGACCGTGCGCTGATGGCACGCGACCCGGTAAAGGACTGGCTACAGGACGTCACCGACTTGATGCGCGACGTGTTCTCGCAGTCGAACACTTACCGGGTGCTGCATCAGATGTACGGCGAGCTGGGCGCGTTCGGCACGAGTGCGTCGATCATCATGCCCGACTATGAGAACGTCATACACCTTTTCCCCCTCACTGTCGGAGAGTACTGCCTCGCAACCAACGGCCGCGGCGTGATCGACACCGCCTACCGAGAGATGCAACTGACTGTCGGGCAGATCATTGATCAGTTCGGCTACGACGCGGCGAGCATGTCTGTTCAGCAGCTCTACGAGCGCGGCAACTACGACCAGTGGGTTCTGTGTCAGCACGTCATCGAGCCGCGTAAGGGACGAGACACGACGAAGCGCGACTCGCGAAACATGAGGTGGAAGAGCTGCTACTACGAGGTAGGCGGAAACCCTGACCCCAACAAGATGCTGAGCGAGTCCGGCTTCAATCAGTTCCCCGCACTGGCTGCGCGCTGGAACGTGACTGGCAACGACGTCTATGGCACCGGCCCCGGCCACGATGCGTTGCCGGACATCCGGCAACTGCAACACGAGCAACTGCGCAAGGGGCAGGCGATCGACTATCAAACCAATCCGCCGCTGGCCGTGCCCGCGACGCTGAAGGAGGCAGGGGTCAACAGGCTGCCGGGTGGTATTCAGTACGTCGATTCGGTTGGCCCCGAAAACAGCATTCGCAGCATGTTCGACGTGCGGCTGGACCTTCAGCACCTGCGCGAGTCCATCCTCGATACACGCGAGCGGATCAAGGCGCACTTCTACGAGGACCTGTTCCTCATGCTGGCGAACGACACCCGCAGCGGCATCACGGCCACAGAAGTCGCAGAGCGCCACGAGGAGAAGCTGCTGATGCTCGGCCCGGTGCTGGAGCGCTTGCACAACGAGCTCCTCGACCCTCTGATCGACGCGACCTACGAGCGGCTCGCGCTTGCTGGCGTGCTGCCGCCCGCGCCGCCCGAGATGCAGGGCAGGGAGATCAACGTCGAGTATGTCTCGATGCTCGCCCAGGCCCAGCGTGCGGTGGGCCTCGCGAGCTACGACCGGGCGATCGCCACGGTGGGCGCGCTCGCCGGCGCGAAGCAGGACCCAACGGTGTGGGACAAGCTCGACACCGACAAGATTATCGACGACTACACCGACGGCCTCGGTATCCCGTCGCGTGTTGTTCGGGGCGAGAAAGAGGTGATGGCGATACGCGCGCAGCGCGCTCAGCAGCAGGCTGCGGCCCAAAGCCTCGCCGCGGCGCAGCAGGCTGCCGACACGGGCGCCGCCATGAGCCAGATCGACCCGGCTCGCATTCAGGACGTGATGGGCATGTTCTCGGGCTACGGCAGCCCGACACCAACCGAGATAGGCGTCGCATGACAATGGTCAACATCACCAACGCCTCGTCTTTCATCGCTCGGTTGCTGCACGGCGTGACGGCCATACACATGCACCATCTTACGGTCATGGGCCACGGCAGCTACGCTGCGCACATGGCCTTGGGCGATCTATACGCGGAACTGCAAGAGAAGACTGACGCCCTGGCCGAAGAGGTCATGGGGTGCTATGACATCGGCCTGCAGTTTGCAGGCACTACGTTCAGCATCGGGGACAACCCGATCGCCGATGTCGCTCAGCTCTACGAATACGTCGAGGGCACGCGCGGCGCGCTCGGCTATGAATCTCACATCCAGAACTCGGTGGACGGCATCTGCACCTCGCTCGCCTCCGCGCTCTACAAGTTGCGCCGCCTACAGTGAGGACACCGACATGCCGCTGTCAAAAGACGTCTACACCACCAGTAACGATTTCAGCCCGATCTTATCGATCAAGAGCGTCACGTTCAGCGACGCCGCCGATCTCCCGGACGGGACGTGCCGCGCACTCATTTTCACCGCGTCCGGCAATATCTGCTTCGACACCGCAAACGGCGAAACGGTGACGCTGTCGATCGGCGCGCAGTGGTTCGGCGTGACCTACATTCGCGCAAAACGCATCCGGGCGACCAACACGACCGTCACCGCGGGCAGCGTGTTTGCCTGCTACTGAAAAGGGACAGACATGGCAACGACAGGCCGACGCTACATTGCTGAGTTCATCGCCGACCCGACTACCGGCGCGCCGATGGGTGCGCTCGGCATTGATGGCAGGGAGTGGCTGTTTCCCGCCCTCACCCAAAACGCCGCCTCTGCCACCGCGCAGGCGCCAGCCTACAACCCCGCGGCGGTCGCGATAACGGGGGGCTCGATTGAGAGCACCACGATCGGGCTGACGACGCGGCAGTCCGCAGGGTTCCTTCAGTTGGCAGTCACCAGCAGCGACTTGTCGGGCACACCCGGCAGCGTCACGGCCAACGTGGCGACAGGCCGCGCTGCCTTCGCCGCAGCAGGCACCACAGTGACGGTCACAAACTCGCGCGTGTTTAGCGCCACTTCTCAGGTCTTCGTGCAGTTACAGGGCAGCGACGCGACCTTGACTTCCGTTCGCGTGACCAACGTCGCCGCTGGCTCTTTCACCGTGACGGGCAACGCAGCGGCTACCGCAGCGACGACGTTCTCGTTTCTCGTGATCAACACTTAAAGGGAACAGCAACGTGCCCACCCTTGGCAGAAAATACGTCACGGAAATCCTGTCCGACCCAGTTACGGGCGCACCGGCGGGACTCTATGGCGTGGACGGGCGCGAGTACCTTTTCCCCAGCTTGGCGCTCAACTCGAACGCCCTGACGTCTCCCATTACACTCTCGTCGGCTGAATTCAGCGTTCTGTATTCTCGATACGGAACGCTGGAATTTGTGGCCGAAGCTTTGCGCAACCGGGGCTTCCGCGGGCAAGTGCAAATGCCAAGCGGAACCTTCGTTCTATCGAATCGCTCAGTTTTTTTCGGGCAAGACTGGAGCCAGATACGGTTCAACGGAAACGGTGTCGCCAACACGATACTCACGGTCCCCACAAGCGTCGTCAACAGCGCGCTGTGGTTCGGAAACCTGACCTGGAACGGGCCTTTAGATTTGTTTTCTTCGCGTTTCAGCAACGTAACCCTTGACGGCCAAGCGGGCAGTCCGATCCGGGTGGTTGGTTCGGTCAGCGCCCGGTTTGCGTGCGACATCTACCTGAGCAACTCCACAGTGGAGGGGTCTTTATACATCCTCCAGGGTTGCAGAGCGCGCATCGAAAGCACAGATTTTTGGGTAACGGATGGGGACACGCCAGTAGCTTGTGGCCTGTACATCGACGAAAACTCTTCCATATATTGGAACAGCCCGTCGGGTTTCGTGACAAACCCGAATGCTATTGTGGGGGCGGAAGGCGTCGTCGTGACGGGTCGTTCTTACGCGCTACTCACGTCGAGCGTCATCGGGGCGGCAGGGCAAACATTCGTCCGCGGCGTATCTGTGTTTATCGACAGTGTGGCCATAGGGCCCCCCACTTTCGCCGGCACCGTAACGACCCAGTACAGCCAAACGATAAACGTCCGCACCAACAACGGTATCATCTACGCTTAACCGGAGCGAAAAATGCCCACTCTGAATTTTGACCAGAAGTTTTACACTGGACCCAACCAGCAGCGCACTGAATGGCAAGGCGCCTCGGTCACGGCGGCCGACAGCACCGACCTGACCAACGGAGTCTGCGACGCGATCTTCGCCACCGGCGCCGGCAACGTGAGCCTCGACCTGCCCAACGTGTCGCTGACCGACGGCACGACCACGAGCCGCACGGCGATCGTCATCGCGATGGCGGC